TTTCGGTCGCCATTTTGCAGTTTCGTTAACGCCTATGCCTGCGCCAACAGCAACCCTATCTATTCCAAAGCCCTTATCAAGCATTATTATCACTCCCATCGTTCAAGATAAAAGGAAAAGCCGCCCCCAATGCAAGGGACGGCTTTACTGTGTCTTTTTACTTCTGTTCTTCGGTTGCAATTTTCTGTCCGTTTGCATAGCCGAAGTAGTAGGATATGACCATTATAGTTATGTCTTTAAGCCCCATGTCCTGTTTGGTTAGGAATATAAATGCCACATACGAACCTGCAACCAGCATTGCCATAGCCTTACGAATATTAAGCCCGTTCCAAAATTCCCTCCACATACCTATTCGCCTCCTTCCTTCCAGAAATTGATTAAGTTATTCGCCAACCTTGCTACACCCCCTGTATGGCGTAACCCTGTTGTCTATGCACATTTATCTTTGCAAAGCTCTCTGCCCCGTTCATGGCCGGAATATCTGTCCCACCGTCAAGCATTACCGCCATATCCAGATACATTTTGTCACGGCAAAATGCGTTAACCTGTTCGCCGGACATATTCTTGCAAAATATCAGGTAACAGAAGTTATCCTTTACGCCTAAAACAGTATGGTGGGTTTTGCGTAAAACGTCCGAATGATTATAGACTGTGCCGTTATGCGTGAAACGGCAATACCCTTCTTTGGCAGGGTCAAAGTTATCTAAAAGCCCCATACCGCCTACTGCCCATTTCACGTCCCGGCGGTTGGGTATTTCGGACGTCCATAGCACACGCATTATTTTTGTTGTGTTATCTTTGTACCTGACGATAACCGATTCCTTAAACCCGGCAAACGCCTTTGAGCCTACATTACAAACATCTATGCCATTGTTAATAAGTATTGAACATGGCCTTTTTGCCCGTGGGTGGGTGAAACTACCGGATATGGTGTTAGCAAACCCCGCCAAACTACCGCCGGGATTAAAAGGGATTATATCCCTTGCTATGATTACCGGCATACCGTAGATTAGCAGGGTCAACGGAAACACTTCCGGGCATTTGTCTTTAGCTATCTCGCTTAAGGTTTGGTTGCCCACCCACCCATTAGGCAAAGCGTTATACGCTTTTTGTATGCCCTTTAGCATCCGTTCTTCTTCTTTTGTTTGGTACTTTATGTCCTTCATGGGATTTCACCTCCCTGCGTTCTTGCCTTATACTGCGGGTTATAAAGGACTTCACCGCCGAATATTGCTTTTCGATGTCAAGCTCATCGACGTAATGGTCAACCATCCCGGCTATTGCATGGAACACGAAATGCTTCCTGTCCTTCTTAAGTCTTGCCTCAACCGCTTCGGGACGGTCGCCACGCTTAAGCATCCTGTCCCTGCGTATACCTTCCGGGCAGTCAATATATATAACCTTTACCTTGTCGCCGAATTTTTCCTTAAACTGCCTTGCGCCGGTTGGCTCGACGGTGATTATGCCTTCGTCCTGCCCTTCGTCCTTTACGCCGTAGTAATTGCCGCTATATTCGACATGTTCGATTAACTGACCCTTATCCAACATTTCCATGAATTCTTCACGGGTTACAAAAATGTATTCCCTGCCGTCCACTTCGCCCGGTCGCATGGGACGGGTGGTTACATTGTGAAAGGTCGGGAGTTTTAGTTCTTCAATTACACGGTTGAATACGGTTGTTTTACCGCCGCCGGAAGGCCCTACAAGAAGGAATATCATCCACGACACACCTCCGGGACTTCATCGGTGGAATAATATATTTTCAGCCCCAGTTCCTGCGCAGCTTTCAGTTCAATGTCCGCACCGGGCGAACTGCCAAGGAAAAGTAAGGCATCACATTCCACGAGCCATTCAATGTCCCATTCCATCCATTCCTGCCATGTTATTTCTATACCGTTTTTTATGGCACAGTCGTCTGCCCAGTGAAAAAGGTGGGGGATAAAGGGGTAGTGTCCTTTCTTGAACAGTGAAAGCCCCGCCTTGACCGCTTTTACAGCATTTAGTTCCTTTTGCTGCCATGTATCAGCCGAATATGGTCCGGCTATGTATATTTTCATAGACTTATCCACCAATAAACCTCCTTAATCTAACCATATTCCATAACTCCATGATTTCCCGTGTTCCGGGTGTACGCCGAATATGTTCTGCCGTGGCCTGCCGGAAGTCATAAGTGACTTCAAGGCAAATATACTGCCACCGGGCCAGCAACCATTGATAATGATTTCGCCTTTCACCCTTGGAAGTTCGCTTGGCGAATGGAAGTGTCCTAATTCCATGTAGTCATAATAGATATCCTTTGACGCTAAAAGCTGTGCCCATTTTGCGTCTGCCCGGTTAATGCCATAGAAAGGTATCCCGTTCCACGCCTTGATGTCATCCCCATGAAGCAAGAGGAAGTTATGCCCTTGTATATGGTCTACATACCACCACGCCAAGGGGATATTCCATTTTATACGCTCATAGTTCTGCAAGCCCTTCCGTAACATTTCATACAGCAATACGTCCCAGTTCACATAATGGGGATTTTCACCTTTCTTGCCCACCCTGCCGTGATTACCACCAATACAGGAACATTCTATTTCGTCAAACAGATGTAGTAGTTCAATCAAGAACCATTCTAAAAGTCGCTCAAGGTTCATAAACTGCCAGTAAAGGTCTTGGTCGGTGTGCTGTGCCTGCCCAATAAAAATACCCATACCTTCAACCATATCGCCAAGGAAATGGATATTTAGTTTCTTGATGGGCGTTGTCATTTTGTGACGTTTAATTATTGATGTTATGCTGTGTAGTAGGCGTTTAAACTGTTGTTCAAGTTTGTACTGGTCGTATTCATTAAGTCCCCCGGTGGCAGAACTAGAAATGTAAGTCCCGGCCTGTATGTCGCTTATTTGTAAAACAACTTCTTCTTCCCGGTAACTGTTTTTGGCTGGTAGTTTCAAGGGCGTTATCTCTCGCCGGGGTACGGCTTCCATTGCCGCAATAACCTTGTCGGCTATAATATCTTTCATCGCACGTTCTTTGATTAAAGTATTAAGCATTTTTCGGTCATGGTCGGCAAGGATTTTTTGTTTTTGTTCCCGTACGGTATCGGCAAAAACCTTTGCTTCATGCTTCTGTTTTTGTGTCTTCCTGGCCCTGGTGAGCGCATGATTAACCTGCTTCCAGCTCAGTCCCATAATTTTTGCTATTTCGTTATATGTTTTGCCTTCTTCTTCGTACAGTCGCAAGCATTCCTTATCCCATCCGGCCATTGGCTTGCACCTCATACTTTATAATAAGGGCTTTTATATCGGCAAGCAGGGCATAGTATTTCTGCCTGTAGTCGTCACCGGGGGCAACGTATTCCACGCCGAAATATTCGCATATACCTTGCCCGATTTCTTCGGCGCATTCCCACTGGTAGGCTTCGTCAAGCATGAGTTTCGCCTGCTCCAAAACGTCCATGAAACCGCATTCGCAAAGCACAGCGGGCATGACAGTGTTTTTAAGCACATAAAAGTTGGCTTCCTTTATGCCACGGTCGGGCATTTTGGTGCCCTTGATTAAGTGTTTGTGTATCGCTTGGGCAAGGGGCTTACCCTTCACACTGTTGGTGTAGTGATAGGTTTCTATACCGCCCTTTGTACTGTCCCATTTGCCGTCATACGCATTGTAATGGATGGATACATATATGTCCGCCTTTGCACTGTTTGCGACACGCACACGGTCGGCTAGGGGTACGTCCACCTGTCCGGGCGCAACGTCAACGTATCCTATGCCGCAGCGTACCAACACCTGAAACAGTTTCAGCTTTGTTGCGAAATTGAATTCGTTCTCCCGGATAACGAGCCCGGTACCTGGAAACGCAGGCGTTCTTTTGCCCGCAGTTTCCAGACCGTGGCCGTCATCTACGGCAACTATATACATTCGCCTCACTCCTCAATAAGCCTTTTTTCAATACCATCAATGCGCCTGTGGGCACTTGCCGCTTTTTCTTCCACCCTGGTAACACGTTCCGTAAGTTCGCCGTGCCTTTTTTCCTGTACCTTCATGTCAACTTGAATGGCTTCAACACTGCGCCGGATATACTTAATGTCTGCCCTTAATTCGCCTTGGCCGATTGCGCTTATTTGGATATCCTTATCGCTGGTTTTGCGCCAATTTAGGTACCCCATGACTATGCCGAATATCGCACCGACAAGCCCGATTAAAATGCCTACATCAACCTTCATAAAACCACCCGCCTTCCCGACAAATAAGACTTGTTTTATTGCATTGATAAAAGTACCCTTTGGAATTCCCTTGCAAGTATTTCGCCGTCTATTTCGTCCTCGAAGTATGTCTTTTCGGAATTAAATAACGGGCCTTGTATAACGACCCGTCTGTCTGTCTGGTATGTGTCGCTACCAGTCCTGCCTGTAATTCCGCTTGCAACTGCGATAAGTGTCCGTAGGTCTTTGGACAGGTCGGGAGGGAACCATAGTTCACCCGGCTTAACATACGCCATGCCGTAGGTAAGTGTTTCGCCGCCGCTGTGCAGTTTTGGCAGCGTTTTTAAGTAATCTTGCGCCTGCTCAAGTGTCATTTGGTGCAGGTAATTAGCGACGTCCTGTGCGCCTAATTGACCCAGTTTGTTGTAGTAATATGTTGCGTCCTGTGCCGCACTGTGGTCGCCCGCCGTCCACCTTCTTTTCAGGTCAACGATAGCCTTGGCTGCCTGGTAAATCTGCGACCGTCTATTTGATTGTTCCATGCCGCCAACAATGCCTTCCACATCTTCGGGTGTACCGCTGCGCAACGCCGCTTGCAACGGGACAAGATAGTTCTGCACCCACTGATTATATGCTTCCCGTGACATGGTGGCCGCCATAGCGATTATGTTTGTACTGTGGTCGTCGAACGCCTTTTCAACCATGTTGTAGGACTTTTCCCATTTCTTGCGTTCTTCCTCGGCGGCTTTTTCAATGGCATCAATTTCTTCCTCGGCGGCCCTTTTCTTGTCCTGCAATTTTTGCTTTTGCAGTTCAACTTCACGGTCATGTTCAAGTTCGTCAATCTTCTTGTTGATTTCAACGACCTTTTGCCTTGCCTGTTCGCTTGTCCTTACAGACCAGTAAGCAAGTTCTTCCTCAAGTTCAGCCATCTTGGTCATGTAGTCGTGCTTATCTTCCTTGCGCTCAAGCAGTTCAAGTTCTTCTTCGATGCCCTTTATAATGGCTTCCTGTGCCGCTATCTCGGCTTCGGCTTTTTCGTCGATTAGGTCTAACTGTTCCTGGTAGGCTTCCTTGAAAGCACGTTTTTGCTCGTCAAGTATGCCTTTGTAATCGTCAAGGGCCTTTTGCCTTATAGCCTTTTCTACGTTGTAAATCCTTTCGGCAATGTCCATGCGCTCTTCAGCACTTCGGGCATGCAGACGTTCTATTTCCCTTAAATAATTCCTTTCTTCTTCAAGGGAAAGCTGGTCCATGCGCTTTTTATGTTCAAGCAGGCGTAGTGCATTTCGCAGGGCTTCGTTTGTGCCTGCTGCACCGCCTGCACCGCCGCCTGTGCCACCACCTGTGCCTGTGCCGCCCGTTGTACCGCCGCTGGGGTCCTTCCAGCCAGCAGGTGTCTGCCAGCCTATAGGGACGTGGGGGTCATAATAGTAACGGCGGTTCAGTTCATCTATTACGCTTTGATACATAGCTTCCGTTAATTGGCTTCTTTGCAGTTGCAATGCCAATTCTTCGGTTTCTTTGATAAGGTCGGCGGTTTCGTCAATCCTATAAACCCTGCCACCACGCCGCATTTGCACCACGGTGTCGCCACTTGCAAGCCTTTCACGGTTGCGCTGTATCTGACGCTCAAGACGTTTTTGCTCGGCTTCAAGCCTTGGTAATTCCGTCTGTGCTTCCATAAGCATTTCTTTGCGCTTGAGGTCAAGTTCCTTTTCTTTAAGCGCATTCATTTGCCTTATGAGCGGAATATTGGTCGCATACTTATTGCCTTCCTGGTCTATATAGTCCACATAGTCGGGCAAAAGCATGGCGAGTTGTTTTTGTATGCTTAACATTTCATCCTTGACTTCGGCGGTCTGGTCAGCCTTGTTCTCGAGTTCTTCGTATTTCTTGATAAGGTTATCTACCTGTTTGTGTTCCGCTTCCTGTGCGTCAACCAACTTCATTGTATCTTCTATAGACTGGCTTGTGGCCTTGCTGTAGTTATAGGCAAATATTCCTATTGCGGCAGTAACAGCAGTAATGCCTATTAGCCACTTGTCTATGATGTGGGCACCGCTTATTAATTGGGCAATACTTTTGGTGGTGAATAAACCTGTTATGGCTTTTAATGCAGTAAACGCCGCAAGCAGTTCCACAGCGGTAAGCAGTAACGCCCTGCTCTTTTCGTCCATGTTGGCAAGCCCTTCTGCCGCATTAGTGGCACCTTTGGTTAGTCCTTTTAGTATGTCAAGCAAGCCTGCGTCGCCCAATGCCACAGCAAGCTCTTGTACTGCGGCTTTGAGGGAAGTATACCTTTTTTCAAGCCCTTCCATTGTGCGTTCGTTTTCACGCAGGGAATAGCCCTCGGCATCAAGCATGTTATTGACAACTTCCTGCACCTGACTAAAGCGTTCCATGAGGCTTATGAAATAGTTCCTACGCCTTACACCTGCCGCCGATTGTGCTAGGTCACGCTTTTGCAGGTCGTTGTATTCTTCCTGTAAACCAACAGCGACAGCCAATTCTTCGTTGAATAAGCCTGCTTCGTTGGCTGCCTGCTCGAATTGAGTTTTTAAAGCAGCCGAAACAGTCGGGTCACGCCATTTCTGCGATATTTGTTCAAACAGGTCAAGTATGCTTACGAATTGTGTCCTCGCTTCGTCTGCGAATACTCGTATGCCCATGCTTTCCATGATATTGATAGAACTGGCACGTTGCATATAGGAAATGATAGTATTTAAAGCATTCAGTTTGTTACTCCGTCACATGACGGGGGCAGGGCATTTCTGCCTGCCTCTGTGCCTTCATCGTTGGGTTATACGCACACGTTCGGACTATCCCTTCGCCTTTACAGGCGTGCTTATTATAGTCTCTGCACCTTCCGCATTAAGCGGCTTGGCTCACGGTTGCCCACCCCTGGGCTTCCCCTGAATTTAAAGCATTTTTCCAAACAGGATTGCTCCTACTGGGGGCAATGAGTTTACCCACTTCTTTTCCTATACGCCCGCTCGATTCTCGCATAACGGTGATAAGCGCAATGGTTTCTTCAAGCGAGAGGTTCATGTTCTTTGCGGCTGCACCAGTTCTGTTAAGGCCGTCGATAATATCTTGCGATGAAACGGCGTAGTCATCCGCAGTTTTGTTAATTTTATCTAATACAGGTAATAGTTCTTCGGCGGTGAGTTGCCATTGTGCCATTATTGCAATCAAGCCTTGCGTTGCATAGGTGGCATCAAGTTCGGCGGTGTTAAGGGCGAGTAGTGCGGTTTTGGTTAGTTCTAATGTGTCGGCGGCGTTATAACCCGCCTGCGCCCACTTAACGGCAATATCCTGCACGATATCAAAGGTTTGCCCGTAAGCAATGCCAAGTTCAAGCAGTTCGTCACGGAAATTCTTGACGACAAAGGTTTCGTCCTCCATGATACGGGCAATCTCAATCATACCCATTTCGACTTCGGATACGGTTGAAACAGTTTCCTTTATTGCCCTAAGGCTGCCGTAAAATGCCGTCCCTGTTATAAACCAGCCGGCCCGCCTTTGAAACTCCGAACCAAGTATACTATAGTTCTTTGCAACATCCTTCACGGCTTGCCCGTGGTCTTTTACGGCGGCAACACTTTGTATCGTTTGGGTGTTAATGGTCTTAAGCGTATTGCCGTATTGGTCGTAAATCGTTTTTACGCCTGCTATTTGCCCAATCTGCGAGGAAAAAGCAGCGTTTATGCCTTGTGCGCCCTGCATGGCAAGTGCCTTAAGCTGTAATAGTTGCTTGTTAAGGCTTGCTATGTGTTTTTCAAGTTTTAGCGTAGACTGTATTGCAGGGTCATAGTTTAATCCGAGAGTTGACATGATTTTCACGAAGCTGTCATCGTTCACACTATCACCTACCTTTGCAGCAAAATAGCACCGCCTAAATGCGGTGCTGTTGCGAGGTTTATTGCTATACTGTTATGCCGATTTCCTTTAAGCGTTTTTTTACATATTCTTCATCTAAAGGCTCATCGAACCTAAACCTTAACAATTTCAACCCCTTTTGTGGAATGAGTTTGTTTTTTACCGCATCATGCAGTTTTACCCTTTCCAATACTTCTTCTGCGTTTTGGTGCGGCAAAAATTGTATGGGCTTAAAATGTGCTTCACCATCAAACTCAACACACAATTTATATTCTGGATAAAAAACATCCACCCGTAGGTGACAGTTTGTAATGGGCGAACGCAACCAGTTAAACCGCTTTTCCCTTTTAAATTTGGGATAGCCTAAAATTTTGTTAAAAAGTGTAATACATTCGTATTCCCATGCACGCCATTTTCTAATGTTTTTCCCAAAAACCTTCTTTTGCCAGAATGGGATACCTCCCCTTAACGCATAGGTCGAAGCACTGGGACATAAGCCTTCCTTGCTATATTTATTTAGGTCCCTACTGGACGGTATTCTGCCAAGTTTTTCGCCCAAAGCCTTCAACATATACTCCAACTGTTCATCTGTGTATATCGGGCCAAGCGAATTGCTTCGGTCCTTTGTTGGTATGCCGTGCTTTTTAAGCCAAGTTGCAACCATAGTAGGGGATGTTCCCAATTCTTCTGCTATTTCGGGAGTGTTTTTGTTTTCTGTAATATATCTTTGATATAACCAGTTTTTACTTCGCAACTTTTTAAGTTTGGGGTTTTTGTGCAGCATTCTTTTCTCAAAGGTTTTTATATCAATTCCAGATTCTTTAAGCCTGCGATATACGGTTTGAACTCCGCAAGATAACTTGGCGGCTATTTCCTTGCATGTTAACCCTTGTTCTACATAAAGCCCCTTGATATATTCAAGATTGTTAATCAGTTCAAAGTTTTCATTGTGGGGCATACGGGCTTCCCTTATACTTCTTGGCTTAATATCGTGGATAATAAGCCATTTTTTCACGGTGCTATCAGATACCCCAAGTTCCTTGGAAATATCGTTTGCACTCCTTTTCTTGACCATATATTGTTCATATATCCAATCTTTGTTTTCCAATGCTTTAGCATTTGTGCCTCCTTCGGCAGTCACGCATACCACCCGCTTCACTACTTAATAGCATCAAACGCACTGGCAAACGCCATAAATTCCGAAAGTTTCGGCGGCTTCCCGTCGTGCTCCTGTATTGTTTTATCAAGCGTTCCGCCGAATAGTCCGGGCATACCCATGCTTAACGGGATATGCTTGCCAATCCTGCTGCGTATCGCATTAATCTGCGGCAGCGTCATTTCGGGTATTTCAAATATGCTTATGCTTGTATGACACAAAAGGTCGGCGTAGACTTCCGCCCAATCAATTTCAGGTTGTTTGCCTTCGCCCTCTCCTTCGGCCTTGTTTTCTGAATTAGGAGAGGGCACTGTCAGCCCGATAGCCTAATCAGTGCCCTTATACATGCTTTCAAGTCGTCCAAGTCCCAATCATCTTCCATGGCCTGCTCAACCGTCAACGGTTCACCGTCTGCGGTTGAAACCTTGCGCTTCAGCCACTTGTCAAGGTTGGCCCTGCTGTCCTTATTGGAAATGTTGAAAAACTGGGCATCCCCGACAATCATGTTATCCTGAAGGAATTCGTCAACTTCTTTAAGTTTCAGGGGTAGTATCTTATACTTCTTGCCCTGCGCTTCAAGCATATCGCCAGTACCAAGCATAACGCCTAGTTTGGCGGCTATTTCAGCAGGTTTTGTCGCCTCCTTATTAGCCATATCGTTACCTCCTATTCACTATTCGGTAATCTGGGCGAATACGAAGTCTACGGCACGTTTGTTGCCCCTTGGCCTCTGGACGTTGAACGTAATAGACACCGGCTGCGGTTCACGGCCCTGCTGCGGCGGGCTTATTGTACCCTGCACCTTGGCCTTGTCCACGATAATTGCGGCATCATACATTGTGCTTTCGTCCTCGCCTGTTGCTTCGCCGGATATAATCAGTTGATACGCCGCCCTTTTGGGGTTCTTCGGCAAGCCGAACGACTTGGCGGTTGTGGCCTTATAGTCGTAGGTGACGAACACGGACTTGCCTGCGTCAGCACTTGCGAAAACAACCGCATTTGCGCTTACAGTATACTGGCCGGTTGATGGTGCGCTTTCTACCCTAACCCACGCCGAAGCGTCTGCGCCAAGAAGGATTATGGGCTTGCTGGTATCGGGCGTGTGTGCCAGTTTCACTTCAAACGGCGAAACATCGGGTATTACTATTTCTTCGTCGTTTACGGGCATTGAGTAGTCGGTAAGGTCGGTTACGCTGTCGCCCATGATAAATGCGTACAGGTCGGGCGGCATAAAGCCCAAGGTTACAACTATGTTGCCCTCGATACTGGTATCGGGGTTTGCCGCTGCCCAAAGGCTGTTACCGTCCTGGATTGGCGTACCGTTTATGGTTATGTTCGGCTGTATGGACTGCACCGCACCGGCCCTTGTGAACGTGGTTGCAGCACTTACAACCGGCACGCCGTCTACATACTTATTTAGCCTTATCTTTCCTGCTTTCGGGAAATAAATAGGCTGCATATAGCTTCAACTCCTTTCTAAATTGTCTAAATTATGCGTTTAAATTCAAACCTGCTTCCTGCACAAAAAAAGCCCTGCATGGTAGGAAGCTCGCCAAGCTGACCGTCGAAAAATATATAACGTTTGTTCAGCTTTTTCCTGTGCAAAAGGGTGTACACCCTTTCGAGCACACGGTAAGCGATATAGTCCTGCGTGGCGGGGACGTGACAATCAACCTGCAACACGCTTTGTTTGAAGCTTTCGTTTCGCATGCGCCTGTCCGGCAGGAAGTACACACAAAGCCGTCTTTCGCTTGTTGCAAGGTCTGACCACTGACTGCGCTTAATTATCCGCTTTGCTATCGTTACTGCATCTGCGCCTTTAAGGTTAAGCAGTTCCAGAAGCGGTTCGTCCTTTCGCATCAACAGGCTTATGGTTGTAAGGTCTTTATCTGGTGTAAACAAAAGGCAACACCTGCCTTTACTGCATAAAAATACCCCCTTATGGTGTAGGGGGTTCTTACCTTCCGTCGACAATTACAAAACTGCCGAACGGGAAATTGTTGATTATATTTTGCAAAACTTCCCTCATGCGTCCATTTTTCATCCACCTTGCGGCTGTTTCCATTGCATGGGAGGGCGGCTGCGGGTTGTACCCAAGGGCTTCAAGGTCAACGCCGCCTTTCCCTTTGCCCTTCACGGGGTTGCCGAATATATCTATTTGTCCCGGCGCATCGGGTCTTGAACGTATCTTTGTGTCGTGACGGGCGGGGTTCCATGCCCTGCTGTTCCTGTAGGCTTCAAAGGCAGGGTTGGAGGTATCCATAAGCGAGCCCGTACCCCATTCGTCCATTGCCGCCCATGCACCGCCTGCTATGCTGGCAACCATTACGTTAGCAATATCGACTATTTCTTCGTCGTGCAGGCTTTCCTTGCCCTCGGCTGTAAGCATACCGTGTTGTGAGTTTAACAACAGTTCTTCCTGCAACTGCTTCATAGCCTGATACAGATTAAGCCACAGGAAGTTAATACACATTTGCGCTTCAAACCTTACCCCATGTTAACCACCTCATAGCCACACAATACCAATATCGTCCTGCCAGTCGTTATAGGCCAACGGTTTAGGCAAAGGCGCATCAGTAAACTCATTATCAACCCACATGCTTTGACAAAGCAATTTCCCGTTGGCGTGAACATACAGCTTTACGACATGGGCAGTACCAACTGATTCTCTGACTTTTTCAGTAGCCTTTGCTATGGCAGCTTTTACATTGTCTTTGTCTGCGGAAGAAACAATTATATGGGTGACATATCGTTTGCAACGGGGCCTTGAAACGTCCTGTATCTCTGTTATTTCATACATAGACGCATCAGCCCTCCTAACAGCGCATTGCCCTTTTGCATGTACTTATCCCGCTTCTTATCCCACCGCTTTTGATACTTCTTAATGTTAAACGGTGGGGCAGAAGTACGGCTTTTCATTGCCATGCACAGCACGCCGCAAAGGTAATAAAGCCCTGCGCTTGCAAGGTGGTTGTACTTTTCTTCGGTGTCAACAGTTTTGCCAAGCATCTGCATCTTTTCCAGGGTGGGGGCAAGAAGCATTTTCATTGCACCTATATTGGTCTGTGCGTCAATGATACTGTCGGGCAATAGTTTGTCGTCAACGGTAAGCATCTTCCTAACCTTGTCGTGGTAGCCCTTTCCCAGGTATTCTTCGTACATGGAAAAATTCGCCTCCTGGAATTATTCTTCCCCTTCGGGTTCTTCCGGTTCGTCAGGAATGTCCTGTTCGTCAGGAATGTCCTCGCCTTCGGGCCTTACATCTGCCTGTACTTGTATGCGGCATAGGCCCTCAAGCGCAACATCGTCAATGGACACCACCTGGTAGTTGTTTCCGTTGTACACTATACGGTCAAGCAGTTGTGCGCTTATGGACTTCGGCACCTGAAAGACATACTTTGTACTGTCGAGCAGTCCGGGGTCCTCTTGACGCAACCTGTAAGTGACTATCTCGCCGTATGCGTCAACGGCGGCGTTAAGCACTTGCCAGCCTTCGACAAGGTTGCCGTCCTCGTCAACCGTTTGCGTGTACCGCTTATGCGTAAGCACAGCATTGCATTTTGCGGCAAAGAAGGCGTGTTCGGTGGAAGAAAAGTCCGTGTTAACCGATTGAACAAGGTACTTGGTTGTACCCCTGTCATCGGTTATGGACAGCACTTCACCGCTTTGCAGCATTGCATCGGCGAGTATCAAGCCTTCCCAGTAGCCTTCCCGTATGCCAAGGTCACGGCTTGCCTTGGTTGACCGCCTGATTGACACCTTTGAATTTGCGGGCGTTGTACGGTTTATGGTGCAGCTTTGCCCTTTGGCGTTTAGGAATTTACTGGCATACGACATAACCTTCACCGCCCTACCGGGACAGACCGAAATGCGGCACGAAGGGGATAGGTATTATCTTGCCGATATACCCGTCACGTTCTGCCGCAAATTCGGCCTTTTTCTTGTCCCAGTCAATGTATAAAGTATGCCCTTCATGCGGTCCCTGCTCTTTAGCGGGAAGCCTTGCCGCCATACCGGGGCACAGGAGGACACAGCACTCGCATACAACGGCTGCTTCAAGGTAGGTTTTTTTGTCACCCGTAAGGTCGGTATAGTTTGGTATCTGTGCTATTATGTTGGCTTCGGCAACGTCTATTATGTCAGGTTGCTTAATGGCTTCGTCGGGGACATAGGCTGGGTCAACGCCGAGCTTGTCCCGTATGCGTTCTTCCCAGCCTTCTGTCGTTAATATTTTGTTAGCCATAGGGGATTACACCCCCTTCTTAATCCAGCGTCAGTATCGCACTAGACTTCTTAAGTATCTTCCTGAAGCCGCTGTTTTCGGATACGGTCATTATTTCGGTCTGGTTCTTTATGAACTTATCTACCTCATTTATGGTAGAACCAATTTCGACTATTTCCTCTATTGCCGATTCCCTGTTAAGCCCGTAAAGTGGAACTTTGCCGGATATTTTTTCGATGTGCGGGCTATACAGCAAGGTCAGGTTAGACACAAGCCCCTGCGGGAGCGCAATGGAAACATTAAGCCCTTTGGCTATCAGTTCGTCCATGAGTGCAGCGGAACTGGACGCCGGGTAAAGTATCGCCAGCAACTCGATAAGTCCATCCTCGTTGGAAACTATGGTGTTGCAGTTACGGGGATAGAACTTGAGCAGGAACCTTATCAATGCTTCACGGGTCAGTTTGCCCGATGCAGCGCTGTCAAGTTCGCTGGACTTGTAGATGATTGCCTCGTTATTGTTGCCGTCACCGTCTTTTATGATGGTGAGGATTTCGGCAATCTTATTGTCGGCGGCCTGAACACCAATCTCCTGAAGGTGGATATTGAACACTTCAAGGGTCATTCGCCTTAAAGCCTCATAAGAAGCCTCTATTGCACGACCAAACTTATAGATGTTGATTGCACTTTCGCCAAGCTTCAACTTAGCAATCGGCAGGTCGGCGGCTTCTGTTACCCTTCGCATCTGAGTTGCCTTCTTATTCTTCGGGTCGTCAAGGTCAAGATACCCGGCCTTGTATACGTTACTGTCTATCATTGTCCTTGCGGCAACAAGATACTTAAAGACGGGGTACTGTACCATTGCCTGAACAAGCGTCCTCGCAATGTATTCAGGGAACAGTATTTTATTCTCTTCAGTCCTGTAGAATGCTTCAACCTTGCTCGAAAAGACATTCTTTTCCGGTATATTCCTTGTAACTATACCGGCTTCTTTCAACAACCTTTCGTAAGCGTCAAGCTTGCCGCCTTCCGGGGTGGGGTCCATGCTTTCGAGATACATGGAAAGGGTCATTTCCTGTTTGTGTGCCTGTCTGTACAGGTCATGGGTAAGTTGGGATAATGTTATTTTAGGCATCTATTTTCATCTCCTTTCGTAATTTTTGTTAACCTATAAACACCGTAACGGTGTTTACGTTTGCGGTATCGTCTACGTCAACCGCATAGGCGGGGCTTACCGGGGTAGCAACTTCGCTTACCGCACCGTAACCGTCCACTGCAAGGTACTTGTTTGCGGCCGGCAGTGCGCCGGATACACCGGGTACGCCTTCCCTGAAGCCTGCATACTGAATGGTCATGTAGTGGTCGCTTTCGTATTTGTCGATAATGCCCCTTATCGGGTCGCCTGCGCTACCGAAACCGTACAGCTGGTCGCCTTCGCAGGTTACGGCCTTGCCCTCGACATAGGCTGCGCCGGAAACAAGGGCAACGGCGGAAACGGAACCTGCGGCCTTTACGGTTACAAATTTTTCGCCTATGCCAGAAAAACTAAGTCCACCTCTAGCCATGTTTAAACACTTCCTTTCACTGAATTTAGGCATAAAAATAACCGCCTGTTTTTAAGCGGTTTCGCCTTAATAGGTTATTTTTTTTATCTTCCTGCTGTGTATGCTTCATCGGGCAGGGATGCTTCGGTTTCCTGCCCTGCCTTGGGGTCGGTGCGCCTGCCTGCCGGTATATCGGCTTCGGCCTGCTTCTGCCATGTCTTGGCGATGTCCTCAATCTGCTTCTTGCCCATATTGGCAAATGTCTGTTCCCAAGTTTCTTTCGGGAAGTCGTTGCCCATAGCCCTTACGCCTGCCGCAAGTGCGTTGTCTATGGTTTCCTGCCTGTAAATGTCGTATTCGGCCTTTTGTACGGCAAAGTCTATGCCGTCTTTGGCAAGTTTGAGCACTTCTTCGGCGGTGTATTCCTTGCCAAGTTTTTCGGCAACCTGCTCCTGGGTCATGTAATGCTCAATTTCGCCTTCCTGCGGTTCGGCAGGCGGTATAGCAGCCCATGCTTCGGCAAGTTTGTCTAAGACTTCCTGCGTAGTCGTTTCACCTTCCTTATAGGCGACACCCAAAGCCTCAAGCATTTCCAGTACCTTTTTATCCATCTTCGTATCACCACCTTTCAAGGGTTGATTATCTGCGCTTGACATAGCATACACTTTTTTATATTCAGCCTTCTTAACGAAGGTCAGAATACCGCCTCTACTACTGTATGTGCCTAATATAGTTGTCATAGGCATTTGCTTGAAGTCATCAACCACAACAAAGGTGCCCTGCTCATTCTCAAAGCCACCATCGGCGGCAAGCATGGCAAGGCTTGTACCGGCACCGGGATATGCACCATCGAACACGCCCGAATCTTCCATCAGGTAGCCCGGTGGTTTTGCCATTGCCCAACACAGTTTGACTTCGCCGGTATCTTCGTCAATGATATATTTCTTTCCAGGGATATGTTCGCATTTGCGCCAATCCCTTATATCATTACCACAGATAGAACATTCAAAGTTATCTGCTCCCCAACCGATTGAGGTGTCAAATAGTACGCCGGTTTCTATGTCGGATATAATGGCATCGGTGCTTATGCCGTCCTTTTCCTGACCACGCACAAAATATGCAGTGCCGTTAAAGGATATGGTTTCGCCTTCTACCAACCCTTCTTTACTTAATTCGCCCTCAAATATCCTGCCGTATGGCAAGGCAGGCTTTGGGCTTGCCCATGTCCATGAATGGTTGAGCAGGAAAGCAACCCCAGCATTTGCATCATCGGCAAATACTTTGAGCAATGGAACGGTAAGCTGTATATACCTTTCCGGTATTATCATGTCACCGGCCATTTTGTGCGGGTAGACAAACAATTCTTCTGCCGAAAGTTTCCTTTTAGCAAGTTTATTTATCTTCGCTAGCTGTGCATCGGTAGGCACGCCAAAGTCGCCCATCTAATCACCTTCTTTCTGTGCATATTGTTCGGGAAAGTTTTTCTTGTCCTGTTCCCGGCAAAATCCTTCACATATGCAACCTTCACAGTCAAGGCACTCATGCAGTTCTTTAGTCGGTTTCTTCTTCAATATCACCACCTTGCCGGGAGGGCCGAGGTTTCGTCCCCGAAT